GGTTGTGAATGGTCGCAGTGTAATGATGAATCAACCATTCAAAAACTATGATAGTCTAGATGCTTCTATTGCAGATAGAATGAAAAAATGGAACTATAAAACCAGAGGTTCTGAGAGTGTTCTCCAGGCTGCTCAAAGACTTCAAATTCCTGGTGGGGGAAGAATCCCTGGTTCCAGAGAAATAAGTCATGGTGCTTATGCAACTGACCCCAAATATGCAACAACAGTTGCTAGTATTGCAAGTACATACGGTGGTCAACCACTTGATATGAAATCAACATTACCAAAACCAATGAAACCAAATAAGAAAGGTGCTCTCAACTCTCCATCACCAACAAGAGTTCTTGCTAAACTTAAAGGAAAAACTGGTGAACTGAATAAGTCTACTGGTAAATTTACTAAAAGAGATTGGTCTTCTGCAGAGGGCAGTAGATATAAAAAATATGGAGGAAAGTAATTCTTGAAATTTATTATGTCACCTTTTGAAACTTATCAACATTACCTTTCACTAAAAAATCACTTTACAAATCCCAAATACGATTTCTTCAAATACGGAGCAAAAACCCGTGCTAGTGTAACCTCTTTTAATAAGAGGAAGGACAAGTATTGGTTTGAAAAGACTTCTCGCAAGTATTCTGATGAAGAGGTCGTTGATTTTTTGGTGTCTAATTTTTCTGCTGCAGATAACCCACAAAACCTATGGATTGGAGAAATTATCAATTCTGGCGAAAGGACTTACGCCGAATGGAAAAAACGGAGACAGAGTTCGACTTACTTGTTCAAAGAACAAAGCAACGAGTTGTTCTTGGAGAACGAATTCGCGAAACTCTTCGACTGTTCCAGGGGACATCCTATTCTTCTGAAAGAATATCTAAGCGGCAGATTGTCGCTAGAAAATTTCGTAATCTTAAACAAAATTTTCCATTTTTCTAAAAACTTTGATAAAAAGTTAAATGATCCTGTGTGGGAAACCGTAAGTCTAAAATTGAAGAAATATGAACCCTTCATAAATATTGATGTGTTCAACTACAAAAGAATTCTTAAGGAGATTATTAGTAATGGCTCTTGATAATAAAACTGTTCTTGAAAATTTGATTAATCAAAAAGCTGAAATGACGCAGCAACTTGAAACTGCCCGTATCACTCTTATTAAACTTGAAGGTGCTATTGACGTTCTTCAACAAATTGAAGAATCCAATGCAGAAGAAGTTGCAACTCCCGCTGAAACAGAAGTAATTGAAGAAAGTGATGAGTGAATTTTTTGACTCTGAAATCATTCAGGAAGAACTAACTGATATTAATAATTTACAGGAAGAAATCTATGGATCTCTTTTTGGTTTTAGTTCTATGTCTAATGAGGACAAGTTAAAACATATAGAAATACTATCAAAATTACTTGACAAGCAAAAAGTGATGTATACTAGGTTAACTCTTTCTGACGATCCTCAAGCGATTGAAATGAAAGAGAACCTTCGCAAGTCGGTTACTATGATGGGTTTTCCACCAGAAACCGATATGACTATGTTATTTAATAGTATGAATGCAACCATCGAAGCATTGAAAGATTACATTGACACTTGATGGTTCCCCTGTTATACTATCTAAGCAAATCCAACAAATCCAAACATCCGAGGTATCTAAATGTCTTTCGCAGACCTTAAAAAGCAATCTAAACTTGGCTCCCTGACTCAAAAACTAGTCAAGGAAGTCGAAAAGATGAATAACAACGGTAACAGTTCATCTGATGACCGTTTCTGGAAACTGGAGTGCGATAAGAGCGGCAATGGTTATGCCGTTATCCGTTTCCTGCCTGCTCCCGATGGTGAAGACCTACCATTTGTAAAACTCTACTCCCATGCCTTCCAAGGTCCTGGTGGTTGGTTTATCGAGAACTCACTCACAACTCTCGGTCAGAAAGATCCTGTTTCTGAATACAACTCTATGTTGTGGAACAACGGCACAGATGCTGGTAAGGAGCAAGCACGTAAGCAAAAGCGTAAACTGACTTATATCTCTAACATCTATGTTGTAAAGGATCCTACCAATCCTCAGAATGAGGGCAAAGTAATGCTCTACAAGTTTGGTAAGAAGATCTTTGACAAACTCACTGCTGCAATGCAACCTGAGTTTGAAGATGAGGAAGCAATTGATCCGTTTGACTTCTGGCAGGGTGCCAACTTCAAACTGAAGGCAAAGAACGTTGCTGGTTATCGTAATTATGATTCATCCGAGTTTGCACGTCAAGATGCACTCTTGGAAGATGATGATGCTATGGAAGCAATTTGGAAAAAGCAAGCATCTCTTCAAGAGTTTGTTGCTGTAGACCAATTCAAGGACTATGACGCACTGAAAAAGCGTCTTGATTATGTTCTTGGCAATAAAGGAACTCCTAAGTTCCAAGATGAAGAATCAGTACAAGAAGAGCGTCAGTTCAACGATGAACGCCGTGGGGTTGCTCCTGCAGTAACTTCCACTCCTGGTGAATATAACACCGACGCTGGTGGTTTTAATGATCCAGATATTACTCGCAGTTCTAACACTGAAGAAGATGATACTCTGGCATACTTTGCACGTCTTGCTGAAGATTGATGAAAGATCTTAAGATCCCCTTTGCTATTGTCTCCTTCCTGTTAGTTCAGGGAGCAGGTGTAGTATGGTGGTCTTCTCAACTTGATGGTAGAGTAAAGACTCTCGAAGCAGAGAGTCTCTCTATCGCTAGAGAAAACCGCCGTTATATTCAAGAGGTGATTATGCCTTCTTATGAAATCAGCGATTCGTGGGATAACCCACATCACAACAACTGGTTGAAATCTGGTGGTTGGAAAGACTGATAAGTGAAAACAGATTACTACATTGACCGTGTAAGTAAATCCGAAGCCGCAGAGTTACTTCTGCGGTTTCATTATTTGAAGGATATATCCAAAACCTTTAAGTCTGGTTATAATTACGGTCTATATAAAAATAACGAATTTTGTCCTCTGAATATTGGAGGCATCCAGGGAGTCTGTATTTTTACGGGTCTCCCTGTTCCTGAAATTGCAAAAGGTGCTTTTGGATTAGAACGTCATGAACAACAAGGACTCTTTGAACTCTCCAGACTCTGTATCCACCCCAACACTCAGCAAGAAGAGTACAATATTACTTCTTGGTTCGTTGCTAAAGCGATTAAAAAACTTAGAAGAGACACTAGAGTACGAGCTATCATTTCGTATGCTGACAGTAATCTTCATGACGGCACAATTTATCGTGCTTGCAATTTTAGGTATTGTGGTTTATCAGACAGAAAAAAAGATTTTTACTTTGCAGACGGAACTAAACACTCTAGAGGAAGTATTAAAGGAAAAGAAGGTGAATGGAGAAACAGAACTCAAAAACATCGCTATGTGATGGTCTTTGATAAGAGTTTAGAACTCTTATGGACCAATTAATCTAGTGTTTTCAGTTTTAATAAGTCTCTCATCAATAAATTGAGAACTTTCACTATAGTTCATAATAGTTCTTATCTCATTCAAATACTGCCCCAAGTACTTTGACTTCAATATGAATATTTTTCTTTTCTTTTCATTTTCAATTGTTTCATGAACAAAATTTGAAATGCCAATTACTGGACTAATATCACCTGTTCCCGTATATTTTGTATTTTCATATGCACCTCTTGAAACATAACTATTACCTGTTATGGTAGCATCATAAGGTGCAGGAATAGAAAAGTCTTGGTCAACTCTTTGACCTGGAGGAAGAATTAATCGACCCTTGGAGTCTTTTACTTCAAGGGTTTCATAATGATGAATATCATTCAGTTCCGTGCCATACTTATTATCTGCATAAATGTAAAGATCTTTGTTAGACAGTGGCCACTGGTCTCTAATATTTGTTATACCTGCAGTTAATACAATAACCCAATCTAAATCAGAAGACCCATAAAATGTTTCTGCAACTGTATCTGGTCTTTGACCTTGAAGGATGGTATACTTAGAATATAAAGTTGCTTTGTCTTGAATAGAATCTCTAATCTTTACTCTACGAAAAAGATTTTTAATTGCAACATATTCTTTTGAAGAGATTTTATGTTGAAGATTTGACTGATATGCAATATCAGGTAATTCTCTGAAATATGACATTAGTAACCTACTCCTGTACCAGGTGCTAGTGCGTTAGTTCCACCTATATCATAATCTTCATTGTAAATTGGATTAATTTCTTTAAATGTAAATTGCATTGTCATATGAACAGGTGTGCCATCATCATACGTTGCATAAGTATTTGAACCCGTATAATTAACTGACATATCAGTTATCACACCTGTTTTCATTTTGTTTAAAAATGGGTGAGGATCACTACCTCTCATATATGCTAGTTTGAATAATTTGGGAGATTTAATAAAAATTGCGGGATTCTCTCCTTTCTTTGGTGCCATTCCTTGTTTTATTGCTCTAATTATCATTGCAACTTCATTTGCTTCATCAGCATTTCTGGGAACAAAATCAAAGGAAAATGGAAAAGATCTAAGAGTAACGTTATTGAATAGTAACTCTAAATTAGATTGTAAAATTTGACCACTTGCCCTTGTGATGATTGATTGTGGTCTTACATTAGCACCAAATTGATTGATTGCTTTCGTTGCAACCA